TCTGCATCTAAGATGAGAGCGGCTGCATCTTCAAATGATTTTGACCAGTTTAAACTTGGTTTGCCGTCAGGGTTTAAACAAGCAATGTCTTTATTCAAAGATGTTCGTAAGTATATGGGTATTCGTGAATCATTTATTACTCACCAAGTACAACAGACAGAAGAAGATGTAATTCGTGATATGTATGTTGAAGGACAAATCTTTACAATTGGTGAAGAAGTCACAGACACATACACAGGCGTTACAGGAAAGATTATTCGTAGAGGAACAAACTATGTTACCTTTATGTCAGAGGATGGTACAACTTACAAGAAGTGGTTGTATGAATTAGAACTTGCAGAAGATGGCCCATGTTGGGATACTCATAAACAAGTTGGTATGAAAAAGAAGAACGGTAAGATGGTGCCAAACTGTGTACCAAAAGAAGATGCCGTTGCAGAAAAACAAGACAAAGATATTAAAGATAAAAAAGGAACTCAACCTGCCAAGTATTTTGCAAAAGACGCTGAAGGTGATGCAATGTCTAAGTCTACTAAAGACAAGAGAGATGCACACTTCAGAAAGCAAGCGAAAAAGGATGACGATACTAAGTCTGCATACAAACCAGCGCCAGGCGATGCATCTGCAAAAACTAAACCATCAAAGTATACAAACAAGATGAAAAAGATGTTTCCAGATTTGTACAAAGAGATGATAGATGAGAATGCAACAAAGTCACTACAGAAGAAAGCAGATGCCTCTGGTATTTCGCTTAGTATTCTGAAGAAGGTATTCGATAGAGGTATGGCTGCATGGAAGGGTGGACATCGCCCAGGCACAACTGCTGTTCAGTGGGGCCATGCAAGAGTAAACTCTTTTATTTCAGGCGGTAAGACAAGAACTACTGGTGATGCAGATTTGTGGAAACAACACAAGGGTAAGGGTGAACATTATGAGATTGGTAAAGACTACGCAGACCATACTCGTAAGATAACACCGTTTCAAGAACACAGTTCATGTTGCGATGATTGTGCAGAAGAATCTAATTTAATTGAATCTAATGTATATCGTGTAGGTTCAGAAAAGTATTATGAGTTCTTCCAAGAGAAAAGAGATGCATACAAAATCGGTGTCTATGAACCAACAGGTTTTGATAAAGAAATCATGGAAGGTGATTTGGGCAAATTCGATAAGTATCAAGGAAACCACGTTCCACTAGATTGTCCTATGATAGAAGAAAAGGATGTGGAATTAAACAAACCTAAAGTGGGCGGGCCAAAGAAGTACTATGTGTATGTAAAAGACCCATCGACAGGTAATGTTAAAAAGGTTACATTTGGAGATACAACTGGACTAAGAGTTAAACTAAATGATAAAGAGGCAAGAAAGAGTTTTGTCGCTCGTCATAATTGTGAAAACCCTGGCCCAAAAACCAAGGCAAGATATTGGAGTTGTAATCTTCCAAGATATGCCAAACAACTTGGGTTAAGTGGGGGAGGCAACTTCTTTTGGTAAAACCATATACCCAAACTTATGATAATGGAGTTATTATTAGACAGTTTGATGAGGACGTTAATGATGACGAACTTATTTGGCATAGAGACAAAAGAACAAGAGAGATAACAATTCTAGAGGGTAAAGATTGGAAACTACAACTAGACAATCAATTACCCAAAGAATTGAAAAAAGGAAATTTATACACCATTCCAGAAATGGAGTATCACAGATTAATAAAAGGAACAGGGAAACTTGTTGTAAAAATATGGGAAGAAACAAATGACTAGATACAGCTCAACTATGACAGAAGCCCTGCAAGAAATTCGTGAGGGTTTCTCACCTAAACAAATCAAGATGGCAATCGGTATTGCATCAGACAAAAGATATGCTGGTGGTAATATGACAGGTGCCGTTCAAGCAATCGAAAAGATTAAAAAGGGATTGGCCGACCATCCACAAGTCGCTGCAGTTCTGAAAAGACAGAATGAGGATATTGAAGAAGAAGTTGAAATTGATGAGATGAAAATGGATGACCCTAAGTTGAATAAAATATTCGACAAACTAAAGAAAGGTCAAACCATCAAACTCAAGACAAGTTCTACTATCAGTCAAGGTAAAGACTTTGTAGAGTATATTGTGAAATCAAAGAACACAGTAAACAAAGGTAGAGTTGAAAAGGTTACTCTTGTTACTAAAGGTAATGAGAAGGCAGTCAAGAAGTTCCTATACAAGAGAGATGGTAAAGTAACATTTGCAATCGGTGATATGGGTGCATCTATTGATGACATTAAAGAAGCCGCACATGAACTTGCAGAGAAACTAAAAGTCTCTGATGGTGTTGGTGCATGGATTAAAGATTTTCAAAAGTCTGATGCTCCACAGTTTCAAGGTAAGTCAGAAGAAGATAGAAAGAAAATGGCCCTCGCTGCGTTTGCAGATGCTGGTGGTAAGTTGGAAGAGACTGAACTTAATGAGAAAAAGTTTGATGTAAAAACCGAATTCAAGGGCAAAATCACTGTAACTCCATTTTCAAAATTGGACGATGCTAAGAGATATCTTGAATTTATGCGAAAGAAGGGTCATAAGGGTATTATCTCTCAAGGGGGCAAAACTGTCAAAGAAGAACTTGATGAGGCAAAACTAAACATCAAGAAGATTCATAAAGCAGTTGATGATGGTAAATCTATGGATGTTATTGTTGGTATGTTTGCAGACAAAAGAACTACTAATACAGATGAAATTCGCAAGATAGTCAAAGATTATATGTTCAAAAAACGTATGAGAAAAGAAGAAGATGAAAAGAAACCAGATAAACCAGATTCTGCCAAGGCGGTAGATCAATCACGAGATGATAAGAAGAAAACTCGTATCGCACAGTTACAGTTGCAAATCGCAAAAGCAACAGAAACAATTAATAAACTAAACACACAGGAGAAACCAAATGCCTAAGTATTTGAAAACCAAAGAAGGTAGTCTTGAAAGTGCAGTGGAAGCGGTTTCTGCTGCACAACAGGCTGCGATTGCAATATCAAAAAAAGAAAAAGCAGGGAAACCTGGCTATGATAAAGAAGGTAAGTCATTGAAAGATGATATGACTACAGAGGACAAAGAAGCATATGAAAAGTTCTTCAAGTCTGCACTAAAGAAGTTTGGTGTTGACAGTCCTGCTGACTTCAAATCTGATGAAGAGAAAAAGAAGTTCTTTGATTATGTTGACAAGAACTATAAGGGTGAAAATGAAGAAACTGACCTTGAAGAAAACATTATGTCCACGCCTGGCAAAGATGATTACATTGTATTAATCCAAGGGCCTGGAGATAATAATCAAAAGATTATACAAGTATTCAAAGGTAAGTCTCAATTGAATAAAGCAAAAAAAGCCAGAGATGATTGGAATACAAAGAACGCAGATAAAATTAAGAAAAACAAAAAGGGTAAACCAATCCCTGCCCATATGGCGAGATTGTATATGCACCCAGCATCTGCAACACTGGATGGTAAACCAAATATTCCTAAAGTTGGTAAACCAGTTATGTGGTCATCATTTGGTAACAGAATTATTAAAAGTGAATTTGAACCTGTACAGGAAGAAACTCTTGCAATGAGAACTGCAAAACATATCAGTGATATGTGGAGTGAGGCAGCAACTAAAAAAGAAGTCAAATCTGAAGAAGAAGATGAGGACGAAAAAAAAGAAGATGGGAAAACCATGACAGGTAAACCCATGAACAAAATAGATACTAAAGTCGTAGAGAAGGACTAACCATGCGTCAACTTGTGGAACTCACAAAGGTAAATGAAGCAGAGCTTCCACAAATATATTGTGACATGGATATGGTTCTCTGTGACTTTATTGGTGGGTATGAACAACTTACTGGATTACAGTTTGCAAAAACCGATAAAGATGAGCGGTGGAATGCAATCACAGGAAAAAAGGATTTCTGGGCAACACTTGATTGGATGCCTGGCGCTCCAAAAATGTGGAAGTTGATTAATAAATATAATGCGAACATTTTATCTGCATACTCTAATAGAGATGCAAACAGTAGAAAAGGTAAGAAACAGTGGTTAGCAAAGTTTGCCAAACCTACTGGTAAAATACATCTTGTTCTGAGAGCAGATAAACAGAAATATGCCACAACTGGTGGAAAAGCCAATATCTTGATTGATGACTATATCAAAAACATCAAGGAGTGGGAGAACGCCGGTGGTATTGGGATTCATCATCTGAGTCCAACACAAACTATATCTCAATTGAAGAGATATGGATTTAGATAAATAGAAGAGTAAAATCTTTAATAAGGAGAAGTAAAATGGCTCTATGGGGCACAACAGTAACAGCAGATGAGTCCAAACCAAAGTGGCTGACTGCTGCACAAAAGAAAGAAGCATTTGCAACCGATAGAGGTTGGGTAGTGCTAAACGGAAAAGGCAACGAAGAAGTTCTCTGTGCAATCGGTGGACTTTCTGGTGGAACATCTGCTTCTGCTGGACTTGGTGCTGCAACTATCACTTCAACAGACTTTGTATCTACATCGTTTGACGTAAGTGCTGGTGGTAACATTGATGTTCGTGTAATTTACAACGAGAAGGTAACTGTAACAGGTTCACCAACTATTGCAATCACTAACTCACAAGCTGGTGGTGGTTCTGCCGCATCTAAGACTGCAACATATCAGTCTGGTTCTGGCACAAACAGATTGACATTTAGATGTACAATTGGTGCAGGCGGTTCAACTGTCTCTGCTGATGACGTATTGTCAATCGGTGCTCAGAACGTAGCACTTGCTGGTGGTTCACTGAAAGATACAGGAACTACATTGAACTCGTTGGTTGCAATTAGTGCCGCTGCTGGTTCTGCGGCTGGTACACTTACAGCGGTTGCATAAGTAATATAAACGGAGTATATAATGGCAAAGAATGGTAAGGCACAACTTAGTGTCGATGATATTGAACAACGTAAAAAAGATTTGAATACTGAGCTTGAATCAGTTCATGCTCAGATTCAAAAAATAGATAATATGAGAGTGCAGTTGACAGCACAGGGTAACGCCATCAATGGTGCAATCCAACAGTGTGATGCTTTTCTGCAACAATTAGGTGAGTCGAGTCCCGACAGTAGCATTCCCTCTCAAGAGACAAATCCAGCGGCCGCAGCCGTAATGTCTTGAGGGTTTAAATTAAACTAAGGAGAAAATAAAATGGCAGATAAAAAAATTACTGCACTATCGGATCTTTCAACTGGTATCGCCGGTGAAGATCTATTACACGTTATTGATGATCCATCAGGGAATCCTGTGAATAAACGTGTGTCTGTACAGAATGTTTTGCAAAACATTCCAACAACAATTGGATTGGGTGGAACACCCCAAGCAATTACAGCAGCTACAACTGCACCAAATATTACTACAACAATCACTACGATTAGTACAGCCGGTGGAGCGCATACAGGAACTATTTCTGAGACTTCAGTTAAACAGGGTCAAATCAAGCATATCGTAAAGATTGCTGGTTCAAACTCAAATACTTCTACACTTACAGTAACAACTGGTGTAGGTATTGCACAGATTGTTCTAACAAGAATTGGTGACTCTGTAACACTTATGTGGACAGGCGCTGAAGGATGGGCAGTTGTGGGAACTGGTGGCGTTACTGCCGGCGGCCCAACAATTACTTAATAATTAGAAAAAGGATAGAAAAATGAAAACCTTTAAGAATCATTTGAACGAAAAGGCTGTAGATGGTGGTTATCCAGTAGACACAGATTCATTTTCTAACGACCTTGCAAAACCAGAAAACATCGAAAGAATTAATTCATTTCTTGGTGCGATGGGTAAACTAGAATATCTAGTTCCAGAACACGCAATTAATAAAATTAAAGAAAGACTAGGTAGACTTTCTATTTCTTTCGGTGATGTAGATTTGAATGAGGCAGGGGGTAAAATCTCCCTGCCACTCACTCAATTTGGTGGTCGTTCAGGAATGGATGATAATGGTGAAAAGATTGATGATGATGGTATCTCTCATAAAGTTGAGGGTGGATTGTCAATTGAAATCATGCATGAGAAAACTGGAACAGGAACACATTTTGTAAAAGCCAGAATCGTTTAATAGACGAAGGCAAATATGTTTGAGAAATTAACTAATGATAATATTGTAATGTTTGCGATTAAACATTATGATAATCCACAATGTGAAGGTGAAAGCGAATTCCAAGATGACATGAAGCGTTTCAAATATGTGAAACGTCTATTGAGGAAATATAAAGACTCGGGCGAATTAAAAGAACGACTTATATTAAATCATTTAATTGTTATCTTTAATGTATTCGGCCCAGATGCTGGTTCTACTTTACTCTTGTTCAAAATCGAACCTGAGTTTTGGGATGTTCTAAAAACATTCATGTTGTTTTTAAATACATTACCAGATGGTGAACTAGAAGAAGTCGATGTAAATATAGAAGTTAAGAAAGTGTTAGAGAAACTATAATGGGTAGAGCGATTGATTTATTTGTAACGTACCGTTTCATCAAACTGCTGACAACGCCGTTTGAAAAGACTGACGCATTCAAAATGGGTATCATCGACAAAGATGGTAACAGACTGCCGAAGAAACTGTACAAGATTGATGAACGCAATGCATACACTGTATTGCATAAACTTGTATTCAATATTAAGAAACTGTTTCAAAAAGTGCCTGGCCTTAGAACTAAGTTGGGAACCTATGCGGCTGCACTGTTTCTTCTCAAAGACACATTCAAAGAATCTGTAGATGACCCAGACGTATTTGAGAAAGAGTTTATGAAGTATCTCAAAGAGCAGGGTTATGAGATTGATGATACCATAAGTGAGGAGATTATAGGATTCGGTGAGGTGTTGCCTAAAGGCGAGTACGTTCTTGTTAACGATATTCTAAATAAAGAAGAAGAAGAATTAACTGCAAAGAAAGGTGATAAGGTTTCAGTCTTTAAGGATGAACCACCTATTGATACAATTCTAGGTGTTGAGATTTTCCCTGTAATACACCTTAAAACAAAAGAAGA